CGAAGCTTGAAAATGATGGTATTAAAAAACTTCAAAACAACACAACAAATGTTGTGGCTATAGCTACAAGAGAAGATGTAATGAAAAAGCTTTTTGATAAACCCCAAAAGCCTGAAAAAATTGAATTGATCGAAGCTACGATTGTAGAAGAAGATTAATATACTATTTCATAGTATACATCTCAGGATGTTTGTTTGGTGGATACATGGCTTTATGTGCAAGCTCTGCATCAGAACTATTAACAGCATCCCGAATCTGTTCTATAGTTTTGTTTCTTAATTGTTTCGGTGTATAAACACCAAAAGGCCATGGAGGAGGTAATTTTATACCATAAGCCTTATTAGGTCTTGGTTCGTTCCAAAATGATTTTTTAATTGGAACATTCTTTTCTTTTTCTTCGAGAGTCTCATATAAATAAGATTCATCTGGTGGAATTATAATAGTTGTTCTAAAAGGCTTTGCATCAGGATCCGAGGGATCACGATCAAAATAATACACTTCAGATTTTTCTACCTTTTTAACATCTCTTGGGTCTACTGATACGTCTCTTTTGGTGTATTCAGTAAATTTTTCTCTGAATTTTTTTGTTTCTTTACCTTCCTTTTCTTGGAGAATATTTTTGTAAAGATTGTGCCAATCAGATACTTGTGAAAATAATCTTACCTGATCGTTCATTGACATGTTACTATTAATAAAAAATTGTTGTGCTACTTGTCTAAACCCTGATATATTAACACCTTTACCATCTTTACTTTCCATATTTTTACTATCATGGTAAGGTGTTCTGGTTACGTTTAATAATGTTTCTAACAATTCACCCTTACTTTGATTAGTTTTATTTAAACTTTCTTCGTCCAATCCTTTTATAATATTAAAAACGTCTTTTGCTAATTCTATATTATCTGGATCTTTTTTTAATTTTTTGAATTCTTCAAGATTTAATTTTTTTAAAGCTTCTTTAATTGCTTTTTCATCTTCTATCTTACTTCTTCTATAAGAAGGCTGGTCTTCTGCTACTGAAGGAACCGTTGATTGTCTAGCTTCTTGAATAACTTTGGTATAAAAATCTTTGAACAAACTCATATTTTATACTTATCATCTACCAGTGTAAATTGTGTCTTTGTGCAGATTCATAAAACCCTTCGGCTTCAAGATATTCTTTCAAATGATCAATAAAGTCTTGGGTTAATTTTGTTTTAGATTTAATTTTAACCTTAAAGTCAAACGGACCATCATTATCTATTACTACATTTATATCCATACCCCAATACTCAATATCCATTTTATAAGGACCTTTAGGATTGTTGATTTTAGAGTAATTTTTCTTTTTCATCTGATGTTTAATTATCTCACTAATACTATGAAAGTCAAGGTATAATAAAAAACCCTGTAGGATTTCTCCTACAGGGTTTTTTTGAGTCTATCAAATTACAGATAGAGGCGACCAGCGGAGTTAACATTATCAGTGCCAAGACCCTTGACGATAATGACATGGTAGTACAAGCTTGCACCGAAGATATGATCAACAACACCATAACGAGTCATAAGACCAACGCGAGGAGCGAAGTCGTTAGGACCGATTGTGCGCTGAATCATAACAGGGATGTAAGGACAGTATACAATACCAGTATCATAATATTCAGGACCCTTATAGCCTAATAAAGCGTACTCAATAGCATCGCTTGCGCTTCTAACACCACCTAATAATTGAGCTTCTGTACGTGTGTCACGGTAGATGGTGAAACGACCACCAACAGTACCAACCTTGGCAATGCCTGTAGGTTGGGTGTTGACGTTGCCGTTTACGGGCATCCACTGGAACTCAGGTAACATCTCCAAGATTGTGCAAACGCGAGGTGTGGCAACAATGAAGTTGGCAGAACCACGGCGGTTACGAATAGCGATGCGGTTGGCTTCGATAATAATCTTGCTGTAGAAGTCACGATTGCGTTCACCGAGCCAACGGGCATCGGCTGAAGCAGCGTACCAGAAACTATATCCATTAGGAGCACCCGCATTGAGAGCAATCTGGACCATTCTCATGATCATTTCACGGTCAATTTCGGCCTGAATTTCATAGCTCATGGCGTTTGTTAATTCAGAATCGACATCGAGGCCGTTCATGTTCTTCATGTCTTGCTCAAGTTCAACAGACCAGCGAGCAGCTAAACGACGAGTTTTAGCTTCAACAGCAGTCTTTGCGAACTCAAGTGTAACTTGAGGAATGTTTCCAGTTAACTCAAACTGACTGAGTAATTGAGCAACACCCTTATCTTCGGCAACGTATTTGAAATCGTTGCTTCCGCTTAAGAATGTAGCACTTGTACCAGTGAAGCGAGTGTCAAGTCTTTGATAACCGAGTTCAGCACCGTCATTTTGACGAGGAACACCATCATTACCGACAGTGAGAGGGCCGTTGGAATAACCATCGACTCCAGCACCACCGAGACTTGCGGTATCATACTTGTAGCGCATAGCGAATGCCAAACCAACTGGACCAGCCATAGGCTGAACACCGACAATTTCATTGGTGATAAGCTCTGGGAATGTACGACGAACCATTGGGATTAAAACCTTTGGTAAGCGAGCATCACCTGAAGCGTAACTATCACTGTTTGAAAGACCTGTTTGACCGGGAGCAGAACCACCGTAAACACCACCGGATACACCAGCGGAATTTCCAGCTTCTTCTAAGCACCAGCGTTCTTGGTTTTCCATGAGGATAGCCGTAGCGAGACGACTGTGATCGTCTTCGATTGGCTTAACACGATCTGAACTGTAGTTCAGAACCGGGGCCCATTTCTCCAAGAGTGTACTAGCACGGCCTTTGTCAATGAAGCCTGTTGAGGGTTTGATTGAATTCATATATGCTTTTTCTTTCTATTTTGGATAACGTCTAGAAAAGAACCGTTCTTTTCTACAACTTAAAAATTATATTAAGATCTTTTGAGTTCAGTTAAATAATCAGTAACTGGGTTAAACTCGTTGCTCTCAACAACAGATTCACTGATTACTGCTGTAGGAACTTTCACATCCTTGGAAAAAGAAGACTTTTTAGCTTGTTCAGCAAGAACTTCCCTTTCTTCGGAGTCATTTTTTTCAAACATCTCAACTACATAATTGAAATTTTCTTCAATATACGTAGGAGTTTTATCACAAAGGATCTTTGTCAAGTATTCTCTTTTAGCAGAAGAAAACCCTCTGGTTTTCTTTTCTAAGACAAGAGCAGCCTTGGCAATTTCAATCTCAGAAGCAAGTTGATTATTTGCATTATGAGATTCATTTAGTTTTTCTTGAAGTTCTTTGATTTGGCTATTGCCTGTTTCAAGAACTTTCTTAACATCTTCATTGATAGTTTCAGGATCAAATTTTAAAAGACCTTTAATTCTTTCCAATTGAACTTTTGCATAAGTATTTGCAACAGCCTCTTCGAGTTGAGTAGTAGGAAGATTCTTTTCTAAATAAAGATCTAAATAATTGCTCATCTCATTAATGAGTTTATTGCTGAAATTTTCAGCTTTTTCATTTAATGCTTTTCTATACATTTCAACAATTTGTTCTAATTTGAATGTATGATTTTCATTGATTGCATCAACAACATCCTTAAGTTTGTTTGTATGATCTAAATCAATAGCCTCGATTAAATTTTTTAATTTATCAGCGTGTTCTTTGTCTTGATTCAACAAAGCACTTTCGAGTTCTAAAGTTAATTTGGCTGTAACTTTTTCACTTACAGCGGTTTCAAATGCTTCTGCGATTGCTGAAGCTGTTTCTTCTGTTAAAACGTTTTGATCCAAGTTTTTAAGAATTGATGAAATATCCATATGCTATAAAACTATTTACTCTTTCTAGATACAGTTTCATCATTTTTATTGCATCCACAAGAATTATTTTTTTTCTTGCGTTTACAATCGTTGCAACAATATTCTTTTTTTTCTGCTATTGTCTTGACTTTGGCTTTGATTTTTTCTGTCAAAATTTCTTTTAACAAAGAATCTGCCAAAGAATAATTCTTTTCGCAAATTGCTGTGATAAATTTGGAAATTGTGTTTCTCATATAATACTATTTACATTTTTTTGAGTGCATTAATGAATGCAATCACTTGTTCTTTTAAATATAGATCTTTATTTGTTTTTGGAAGATTACTTATCTTTTTCTCAAATGCATCAAATAATGGTTCAAAGTTGCCATTTTCGGAAAGAATCCATTGTTTAGATTCAAGGATACCATTTACAAATGCTGTAGGAACAGAAGGATCAGCAACAACATCCACAGCAACTAATCTAAAATCTGAAACTTTATTATATTCACCAGAAGCATCCAATCTACCAAGTGCTCTTGAAGAAACGCCTAATTTAACACCATCGAGAATAAGTGATCTAACAATCTGACCCATAGGTGTAGAAAGAATTCTTGACTTACCCTCAAAGATATTTCCGTTTTGTTTTAATTCTGTCACCATATGACAGATTCTCTCAAGATTAATCTCAGGAGATTGTGGATGGTTTAATTCACCTGTAGCACGATTACCCTTGATCATCTCAGAAGAATATCTATCAACTTCTTTAACCATTTCTTCTAATGGATATATGCGTCTGTTTTTGTTTGCTTCATTTGCCATTAAGAACGGTCCATGAATATAAAGATTAGAAGGTGAATTACGATTCTTTTCTTCAACCAAGTATTGTATTTCATACGTTGGTTCTTCCACAAGAAGGCGATAAGCTTGGTTTTGCATATATTATGTTATAATATTATTTACACTACTTTGATGTAATTTCCTTCTCTGTTAGTATAATAAATGTAAAATTTTTTTTTGCACACCATTGTTTGGCTGCATCAAACTTTGCCATATTCATAGCATACTGTGTATTTTCATATAAAACAGTCTTTTGAGACTTTGCATTACTAAACATAGGTCTTTGTGTTTGTTTAAATGGTTTTACTTCGATTAATAATTTTTTTATATTACCATTCGACTCTTTTAGCATCGCAACAAGATCAACAAAATATCTATGAAAACAGATTCAGATCCCCATGTAAGAATATTAGGATTTTTATCCAACATTCTCATAGCACTTAGTTCTAATTTAGAACGATAATAAATTGGAAGAGTACCTTTATACTTGTGAGGATTTAATGGATTGAATCTTCCTTGTTTATAATTTTTATTTTTCTTAACTAATACAGGTTTTATCATCCAACAAAAAATGCGGTTATTGGCTCACGATCAATAAGGTCAGTGGTTATTTCTTGTTCTAACTTCTCTTTTTCAGCAAGACCCTGACTCATCATATCAGTATAATTGACTGTTTGATTACCAAATAAATTTGTACCAGCATATTTTCCTCTGACATGACCTAATGTTATTTTAGCCAATGCTAAAGTATAACGATAAACCCACAATTGACTTACTATGTCACGGATTGGTTTTTGGACATGACAACCAATTAATCCATAATACACTTGTTGTTTGGATGGTTCAGGAATTAATTTTAAATATTGTGATTCGGGTGAAAATCTAAAATATGGTCTGAGTGCCAAAAGTTTGTCTCTTGTATCTAACCATTCTTTAAGAGCGTGCCATGTTATTAGATCATATCCTACGTTTCCTAGAAGATGTCCAAAATATGCTTGTTGTGCAATTGTATGTTCGATTGTAAAAAGTGTGTTGACCCCCGAATTGTTACCTTCAGCAAAAGAAAACACATCCACGACCTTACGATATTCGTCCATATCAAAATCATATGAAGCACTTAAAGAAGCATTTGTAGTTTCGTCTTTTCTGTTAGCATTATACATTTCAGGTGTAACGCTAAAGAGCTTGTCCATCCGTAAACCAATACCTGGTTCATAAAGGTCGGATCTAAAAACTAGATATTCCTCAGTAGTACCTCCGAATTTTGTAAAATATTCACAAGCAATATCTATATTTTCATACATTTGTTCACTACTAACCTCGACTTCTACGAGTGGTTCTCCTAATGCTCTACGAACTCTTTGAGCTAAATGGTCATAACTTTTTATTTTAGAATTAAAAGTTGTGCTTCCATGAAATAGATTTGGTAAAACAGGATTCATTGTATATTATTTATCTTTTAATTTTGTTAAATAGAAGGACCTGACACTCTTCTTACAATCATATAAGGTTGATTTCCCCAAACATTATCAAATACTGGATATCCTTGATTTCCATTACCACCGTTAGCTCCACCATGTAAACATGTTGCCACTATATAATAAGGGCCACCGATAGCT